TTTAAATCAGATATACTTGCATATTTAAAGTTTGTTGCCATATAATTATCCTAACACTATTGCTTCTATTGATGTATCTTTAACTGCATTAATACTTCTTGCTTTTATTTCTTGAATTGAATTGTATTCTTGAGCAGAATAAGTAACTCCACCTGAGTGTGCAGAATTAGATTGTCCTCTAACTTTAAACTCTGCTTCAGGTAAACTTGCTATTGCCCAATTACAATGTCCTTTTTCATAATCTACCTTACCTACTACTTTGTCTAAGTAAAGTAAATCACCATTACCATTATCAAATATAAATGCTTTTTCATTTAACATATCTACACCTGTAATTGGATCTGTAATTTCTTCTTGTGCTAATGTAGACTTAGGTCCATAAACAATATCATCTGTTGTTCCACCACCATGCTCAGAACCCATTAATACTGGAACACTACCTGCTAATGCAGGAAAAGCACCAACTCCAAAAGGTGAAGTGCCTGATACATTACCAATACCTACTATTGTTCCTGAATTGTTTGACATTGATTGAACTCTAACATCACCATTATGTATAAATATTTTTACTTTCTTACCATTTAATCCTGATGATGTTGTATAAAATTGTGTATCTAATACTGCTTGTATTTTAGGTAATACTGCATTAGAACTACCTGCAAATGTTGTATCAGAAGCATCTGTTGTAAATGCTATTGCTGTTTCAGATGATACAGAATCAAATCCACCATTATTAAATTCATCTACTACAATATGAAATGTATATGCAGTTGAAGCAGCAAGTCCTGTTTCTGTATTAGCTGTTATACCACTTAAACCCCAATCTAAATAACCACCTTCTGTGTAAAAAGGTCCTATTGTTCCAGAACCAGCAACAAGTCCATCAACACTACCATCTGCTGTTCTTGCATATCCAAAGAAAGCACCTCTTTGTTTAAATCTTCCTTTTTTATCTGTCATACATTTACCATTGTCAAATGCTAAATATTCATTACCAAAGAAATAATTTAAAGCTGCATCATCAGCAACTGCTGCTGCATCAGAACCTAATAAACCTCTTTTTATAGTTAAAGTATTACTTGAAACAGATTCTACTTCTATAACCTCAGAACCTATTAAAATTAAATCACCAGCTTTAAACCAATCACCATCATCAACACCCAAAGTTGTTTCTAAATTTGTTATACCACTACCATCATCAACTACTACTGCTGTTCCTGCACCATAATCAGTTCCACTTATTAATTTTACAGGTCTATATTCATTAGCACTATTAATACTCAAAGGTTCTATTGCTATTGTTCCTGTTGCATTTTTAGCAGCAGATTCATAAGCAGCACCTCCAGCATAAGCATAACTTAATAATCTTGAATTAGGCAAATACATAACATCTCCTGCTGGTAATAATCCAGTCCAACTTCTAATAGCAGTTGCAGATCCTGGTCCTAAATCAACTGAATTAACAGCATCTCCTGTTGAAGCATCTAACCAATCTTGAACAACTAAAAATACTTCAGCACATATTTTACCAGTATTTTTAATTAATATTGCTTGTGCTGATGCCATTGTTCCTATTGCTTTTGTTGCTGATGAACTTATAAGCTGAACACCTGCATCTGAATTTGGTAATGATTGTTTTACAGTATATATTTCAGAATAATTTTTTGTTACACTACAATCATAAGTTTTTTCTGCTTGTATTGTTAAACTTGTTGTAAATTTTTTATTTGCCATCTTTCTCCTTAACCTGTAATATGATATTTAATTTTAATTCTTGCTGTTATAACATTTGCTCCAGTGCAATTTTTAACCATTGCTAAAACAACCTTACCTGATGATACATTTGCACTTGATATTGTTAATGCTTGTGTGCCAATAGAATTTGATGCAGCTGCTATATCACCACCAGTAGGACCTGTGCAAATTTGTGTTCCATTAGACAAATCACCACCAGTTGCACCCTGACCTTCAACAAAATCATAACTAAATATTTTACAATTAATATCATGACCACCTGTATTATGAAATAATTTTGCAGAATCTATTGTTATATTGTCTGTTATGAACCACATGCTTGCAACTAAATATTGCCTTGCACTTGTAACAGAAGATAAATCTAAAGATGTGGCTGGTGATGTTCCCATAAAATTATTGTTAGCTTCATACAAATCATTAGCAGATGGCAAAACATCACAAGGCAATGGATAATAATAATTTTGAGTTATATCACCTAATTGGTATGCACCAAATTCTTTATACATTGTATTAACATGAACATTATTTGCTTTAACAAAATTGTTTGTAGTATCTACTAAAAACTTACTTGTTCCACTTGCATTTTGTACATCTAAAGCTGTTGTATTGTTTGTAGCTGATTTTACTTGTAAAGACCTATCATCAACTGCTAAACTTGATTGAACACCATTCCCTGATTTTAATGGTCTTACTGAACCAGAGGGAATACCATTGTTACTATTATCTACATAGATTAAATCTCTGTATGTTTCTGATGGTGATTTTCCTGTTAAACTCATAAATTTTTACCTTTATTGATATTATAATATAACATATTAATTATTTTTTAAAACATAAATTATTATTGATTGTTAATCCAATCTATTATTTCATTGATTTTATCTATTACATTTTTTATAGTTTCTCCATTAACTGTTGTTTCTAATTCTTCTATTTCTTTATCTGTTTTAGTTATTTTATCTATTGCCATAATTTAATCCTAATCTAATTCCATTACAATGCTATAAGTAAATTGACAATAAGAATAAGAAGAATCATTATCAGTTGTTCTTCTAAAAAAAAGTCCTAACATATCACCTTCTGCAACTGAAACAGATAGCCCTGATTGAGCCCATTTATATTGTATATTCATTGTTCCACCAGCTGATTGTGTGGATCCTATTTGTGTCATGGTGTAATCTCCTGCACTTCCAAAAGTAACACCTGTTCCCTTCATTAATGCCCACTCATAAGTATCTGTAGTATTATTCCAACCTGTTATAATATAACTTACAACAGTTCCAGCAGCAGGAACTACATAATTAGGGTGTCTACTATCTAACCAAGTGCTTGGTAATGATGTTGAACTTAAACTTTGTGACCAAAAATAATAACCTGGACCATAATACCAATTATGGCTATGCCAATTATTATAATTAACTCTTGCTCTTGCTCCATGAGCAATTAAAATACTATTAGTTCCTCCACCTCCTGCTGTTTGCCAAGAGCAAGTGCCATCACCATCTTCTCTAAGAAATTTAGTTCCACCAGTTTCACCAGTAGATTTAATTCCTGTTCCTTCTATATCACCTGATACTATTTCTTTACCATTATAAAAAACTTCATCTTCAGACAATTCTAATGGTAATGATTTATCACCTATTTTTAAAGGCTTTAAATGATTGTCTAATGTGCTATCATCAGCAAGGGAAACTAAGTTTTTTAGCTTCCCTTGAAAAACATTCTTTAATGCTTTTTTAATTGATGATATTGACATTACTTGTACTTCTTTATTATAGGTTTAATCTTTGCCCACAGTTCATCATCTTTTTTAGATTTTGTTACTTTGGTTATTAAATTACCTACCATTAATAATACTGCAACTCCACCTTTTTTGGCAATCCATTTACCTAATAATATTTGTAGCATTAGTTATCACTCCTTAGTCCTTTTAAGAATCCATCTAAAAATGCTTTAAATGTATTCTCAATTAGATCTACAAAATATGGTTCTATTGTTGAGTTCCATAAATTCTTAGTCCATTTACATTTAGCTAATCCAAGTGTAATTGCTACACCTATAAAGCTACCTGTTTTGTTTACCCAACCATATAGTTCTTCATTAGGCAATCTTTTTAAAACCCAAATTGCTAATGCTCCTGCTCCACCACCTGCTAATAAGTTTAAATTGTTCATTAAAAAGTCCATTAGTTATACTCTCCTTTTTCTATTAGTTCTATGTTATTGATCCATGCTTCCACATATTTCAATCTTTCATTTAATTCTTTAAATTGTGTTTCTTTAAATACTGGAGGGTGTGAATCTGTCTTTAAATGTGCTACCATTATTTCAAGATTCTCTATATACTTACCTTGTTTATGTAGAGCCTTCCATAATATATCTATCTGTTTATCTAAAGTCATCTTGATTTATCCACCCTTTATCTATTAATATAATTCCACCAAAGAAAAAAACACAAAATCCTAATCCAAATAAAATTACTTTAATCACTACAGTTGTCCCATTTCTTTAAATCTAACATTGGTAAAGGTTTCTCAATTACATAATCTTTTAAAGCATCATTCTGTATTGCAACCTTGTTACCACCTTTAATATAAGGCTTACCATCTGTGCAACCAACCTCATATACAAATAATATTGTTTTCCATAACCCACATCTTACTACTCTTGCAGGTCTTGATTCACCATTTATATTTATAATAATAACATCATCAGTATCTAAATCTTTGCCTAAGAATACTTTAAGTCCACTTATTGCAGATTCTATAGTATTTCTTGCTATTAAAAACACAAATCCAGTTATAATAAGCCAACTGTATTCTCCTAACAAGTTCTCTATAATCTTTGTATCCATATAATCCTATCATACTATTACTTTAAATATTGTTGTTCCTTGATTAACTTTGCTCAAACTCTTTGCATTGTATGATTCTAAAGAACTGTCTATATCATACATATCATTATCATAGTTTTGCAAGTCAATTTTTATTCCATCTCTATTGCCATTCTCATAGAAGATATAACAATTCTGTGATGCTCTACCTGCTAAGTTTAATGCCTTCTCAGAATAATCATTTGCTCCTACCATACTACTGCTTCTACTAAATGTATCACCCACCCTTGCAGAATGTATATGTCCAAAAATAACATAATCTACATTTAACCCTCTTGACTTGTATCTTCCCATTATCTGAGTGATACTTGTGTCAATGCCTTTTTTAATAGAACCATTACCATGTAATAACAATAAATTTTGTCCTGCAACCTCAACTACCATCTCAGTTGGATCACCTTGTATAAAATTAACCTTACTATCTTTAAATAAATATTCTAATGTTTTAAATATAGTATAATCATAATTATCAGAAGCTAACATATTACTCCAGCCCCAGTCTTTCTTTACTCTTGATTCATTGCCTGTAACTGCTGCTACTGAAACATTAAAGTGTTTGTTTAACTCTAAAATAATCTGTTGAAATATATCTACTGCTAAAAAAGTAGCCTTTGCTCTGTTAGTAGCCATATTAAGTAATTCATCTAACCTTCTATCACTATTTAACAAATCACCTGTCATTGCTACAAGTATATTGCTTACATCTTGTGATTTAAAGAAAGATATTGCCCTTTTAACAAAGTATTTACATCTTTTAGATGCAACCTTAAAGTCATACTTATTATGCTCTAAATCAACCAATTCATTAAAATGCACATCACTAAACTGGATAACACCACAAGCCTTGCTTTTTTGTTTATGTGATTTAGTTAGTTTACTTAACTTATAATTGTCAAAAATCTCTGTTAGTTTGTAATTGTATTTAGATACTGCATTTTCTATTCTTGCATATTCTCTAAATGCTTTTCTTTCAATTCTATTTAGATCTTGTAATGATTGTTTTTGTTTTGCTAATTTTACATTTGATGTAATTATATCTACATCATCAGGTGATAGTGGATATACTGACTTATGTTGGCATTTCTTACATTTATACCTTTGTTTTCCTCTGTGCCAACCCTCTTTTACCAATTGTAAACTGAAGCAATTAGGACAAACAAGTTCCATATATAGTTATTCCTTTATAAAATACCCTAAAACACTTGCAATAGTAAAGGTTATTGCAGTTCCTACTCCCATAATCCTTGATATAGCAGATTCATTCTTTGATACTCTGCCATTCAACTTTTCTAAATGTTTATAATTTGCATCAACTTTTTCTTTAATGTATTCCAGATGAGTAAGAACCACCTCTGTTTCTTTTTTATTCATAATGATCTTATAACCTCACTTAGTTCTTTTGCTCTTATAGGTGTTTGTTTTGCCCATAAAGAATCTAACATTTCTATTGAAGCATCTTCATATTGTTCTGTTTCTAATAAATATATTGTCTTTTTAAATTTACTAAAGCCTGATAAACCAAGCTGGTAACACATATTAATAACTACTTCTTTAGCTTCTTGAGGTGCAGTATGATACCATTCAAACTTCTTACTTATATTAGATTCTAAATTAGCAATCTTTTTAATTAGTATTTGCTCTGCTATTTCTTTAGTTAGTTCTAAATCCTTAATAGCAAAGCCATATCCTATTGTGTCTACACCTTGTGTACATTGATATACTGTAGGTCTAAACCCCTCATGCTTTTTAATTTGATCTAATAAAGACATTATCTTTCTATATGAAATATTAAATCAATATCATCTGCTGCTAATGTAGGTGTTCCATCTGCAATTATACCTGCAACATAAACAGATGTTGAACCTGCTGCTGCTTGTAATAGCATAGGTGTAGCAAAACCTTCAGTTGATGAATTATTAATTACATTATATACATAAGCATTATCTATACCTGATACTTTAGTTTCACTTCCATCAAGTTTCATAGCACCTGTAATATTCCCTGCTTCTAAATCTGCATCAGAAATATTAGCAGTTGCATTAATAGTTCCAAGTGTTAAAGAGTTTTCTGAAAATATAAATTCAACATCTATTATATCTGTATTTTGATTTAAAAGATACATACCT